CCAACAGTTAATAATGCTTGAACAGAAGATGCATCACCTCTAAATGTTGCTGATTTTAATAATTCACTTGCCATTGTTTGTTTCCTCCATTAATAAAATATAATAATTCATAATTTAAAATCCTAGTACTAATGCCTTTCCTGTACTTGTTATAGTTGGGTGCATACTATCATTAAAAGATACTGCACCTGAAGCTACTGTAAATTCTTGAGCAAGAAAACTTGCTATTCCTTTTGCACTTGTTGAAGCATCACTTGCAGATACTGTCGCTGTTCCAGAAGAATAAGCTATACTTATTGGAGTTGTTCCTGCAACAATTACAACACCTTTGTTAGCAGCAGCACTATCTTCACCTGAAATTGTTACTGTATTTGTAGAAGTTACAGCAGTATCAATTCCTTCTCCAGCAGCAACAACTAATGTTTCCCCATCATCTACTTGTTGTGTTGCCGAACCATCTGATAAAGTCCAATTATCCATAGCACCAGAACCATCATTACCAGATTGTACAAATTGAACCCCTACTCCATCTCCATCTGAAAATGAACCAGCAGATACAACGTGTGCTACATTAACTTTAGTATATCCTGTTGCATTTGTTACTGCAGCATTAACTTTAAAAACTGCATAAGTTCCTGTTTCTCCTTCTTTAGTAATCTGAACATAACCTCTTGATGTTGAGTTAGATACATCATCCCAAGTTTTTACAAAAGGTTCTATAGTTGCTCCAGCATCATCTACATCATCTACATATAAAACAGTTGCACTTGCTATTGTTGCGTGATTCCAAGCAATTTTTCCTGCTCCATTATCTGCATCTGCTGTTGAATTATCCCAAGTCATTCCTAAACCAGAAGTTCCTGCTGTACTACCAGTTGCTCCTGTATCACCTTTTAATCCATATGGTGAAAAATGAACCGATAAACTATCGGCTGCCGAGAAAGTATTGTTAGAACTTAAATGAGTAACAGATAATTTATTATATCCACTAGCATCAGTTGTTGCTCCTGTAATTGAAAATCTTGCCCAAGTTGTTGAATCATCAGTATCAACAATATGTAAATATCCTTTAATAGTAGATGTACTATCATCCCAAGTTAATACATCAGCAGAAACATCTACTCCATTTGCTTCTGCATCATCTATATAAATTGCTGTTACAGAAGAATAAGTGCCATGATTAAATCGTATATCACCAGAACCAGGATCAGCATCAGATGTTGAGGTATCAAAATTATAATTATAACTTGTTACTGCTCCTTTTGTTCCTTTATCACCAGTTCTTGTAAAATGAATTGAAACTGCACCACCATTTGTAATTGTTCCATTGGAATCAATATGAGTTACAGCTAATTTATTATAACCACTTGCATCAGTAGTTGTACCTGATATAGAAAATCTGGCATAACTAGATTGAGTAGTTTGATCTTTAATAGTAACAAAACCTTTAACAGTTGAAGTAGAATCATCCCAAGTTAATACATCTGCCGATACATCAACTCCTTTTGAATCTGCATCATCAATGTAAATTGCTGTTGCTGATGAATAAGTACCATTATTAAGTCTTACATATCCAGATCCTGGATCACTATCAGTTGTTGTACTAGAAAAAAGATAATCTAATCCAGCACTTGTACCATCTTCACCATGAGCTACAAAAGAAATAAATACTTCATCATCATTTGAGAAAGAACCAGCTCCTGCAATATAAGTTAAAGGAACTTTTGTATAACCAGAAGCATCTGTGATCGCAGCATTAATTTTATAAACTGCAAACACTCCAATATTAGTTGTTTTGTACATTCTAATTCTACCACGACTGGTAGAATTTCCTGATACATCATCAAAGGATTGTACCCAGTTTGTTACATCATTAGCAAAGGCATCTGCGTCATCTATATATGCTATTGTAGCTGAAGCTAAAGTTGAGTTATTAAATCTGACATATCCACTTCCTGGATCTGCGTCAGATGTAGTTGTTGAATAAGTAAATTTTGTTGAATCACCACCTGAGGTTACCTTATCGGCAGTAGTTAGAGCTGTTCCATCATTGTCAAAAACTATTGCTTTGTTTGCATTGTTTGCGACTGTTGAATCATAAGGAAAATACAATGGTCCAGTAATACCAAAGGCAGCACCAGTTACTGTTCTTCCTGTTGTTGGTTTTAATTGTAATGATCTATCTGTTTGTTCTTGTAATTGTTGGTCTAATAAAACTGAATTATCTAAAGGTGTTTCTAAATCCGAAGCACTAAAAGTACCACCAGCTACAAAGTTAGAGCTGCGGCTTAATGCCATATTTCTCATTATGGTAACTACCACACCACTACCTGGAGCTGAACCATAAGCAACTGTTCCTGTTCCATCTGAATTAAGAGAAACAGTATAATGAGTTGTGATTGTTTTTAGAGTATCATCAGAATAGATAGCTAATTCACTTGAAGAATTAACTTGAAAAGTAAAAGCGAAGTCAGTTGTAGTGCCATCACCTGTATATTGTACACGGCTATCAACCGCATTAATACTAAAAGTTGCCATTTTGGTATACCTAATAACTATATATAGTTATTACATAACGACTTTTAAATACAATTTTAGTAAAAAAAATTGATATAAGCATCATAGAGAGCAAAGTTGATGCCTTCTTAATGTTTAGGTATACCGAATTTATGTGTGAAATTTTTTTAGTTAGCAACTATTGCAGGTGGTTTCTTTGCTCTTTTTTTTCTTATTTCATCTATCATATCATTAAGACCTGAAAATTCAGAATCTTCGTAGTTGTTATCATCTTTTCCAAGTAATTTATCTTTTGCTCCTTTTTGATAAGAGTGGCAAATTAAATTTATTCCGTTTTGTAATAGTGTTTGTAATTCTTCTTCATCAATTATCTTATCCTCATAATCTTTGTGTAGTTTATCCCATTCTGAACTATTAACATATTCTAATAACTCATCTTTTAAAGGTGGCATATTATCATCCAATTCTCCATTATTGTTATTATAATATTGTTTATATTTTCTAAATTGTTGTGCAGATAAATCTACTCCACTAAAATTAGGTCTAGGATCTGGATATGATAACCCAGCTTCTATTACTTTTATATTAAGCTCATCATATCCAACATCTTGTATTGCGATTGGAGATACATAAAAAGCATTATGTGGATGCGGTATTTTTTCATTAAAATAATTTGTTTTGTGTACAACATTTTCTGGATTAACACTATAATACACGCTGCTTTGGTATGCTTTATTCAGTTCATAATAAAATTTTTGAACATAAAGTGGTACATCTCCTCCAAAAGTATTTTGTGCTTTTCTTAATTGTTCTTGTGTAATATTAAAATCTTTTTTGTATTTATTATTATCTCCTTGATGATCTAAGAATCTGCCTAAAGAACCTGTTGGATTATAAATTAAACCTCCACCTATTTGTCCTGCTTTTTGTGCAAAAAATGCTTTTATCCTATTAATACTTGCTACATCATCTGCATTATATTGACCAAATAATTTTGCTATATCTTGACCACCTTTCATAAATGGTTGTTGTTCAAGGTATGGATATATTGCACCCAACGCTGCTGATACTAAAGCATCTCCTTTACTCATATCAGCATTAGGATCTAAAGAATATTGTGCAAAATCTGCTGATATTGCAAATAATGCAGATATAGGTTCAAATCTTGAATAGGAAATAATATCCCATTTACCAGTTTTATTATTTTTTAACATTATAGAATATGGTCTATTTCCTGCAGCGAACCAAGTTTTTCTCATTTTTGAATCTGTTGGTCCTTTACCTGTAATTCTAATATCTCCTTCTCTATCTAAAGACATCATTCCAAAAGTTGTCATTAACATTGTTCCAGTAGATAATTTTGCAAGTGCTAAATGCCTTGCTGCTCCACCCTTCACCCAAATATCTCTCCATACAGAAGGCATAAGAGCAGCTGTTGCTGGGTTTCTTTTACTTGCTTCCAAAAAGATGTTAGTAATAGTTTTGTAAAATGGTATAAAAAATTTTGTGTTAGGATGATTCATAACATTTTGTAATTGTTTAAATATTGGAGGTAACTCTCCTTGAAAAGTACCCTCTAACATACTTTGTTCTATTTTTGTAATAGCTTCATTAGGTGGTTGTTCTATAAAATTTCCGTATGCTATATCAGCTTCTGCTTTTGCTTCTACTTTTGAAAGTCCTGAATCTTTACTTTTTCTAAATGCTTTATTCCATTCTTCTCTACCTAATCTATCTAATTCCATTCTGTAGATCCATCCTTTTGCAAATTCATCTGCTGTAGTCAAAAATCTTCCTGGAAGTGTAACGCCCATATTTAGATATTCCATACCATCTCCCATCCAGGTATCTTTATAGCCACCTAATAAATCTCTATTTATTTTATTTGGCGGCATATCAATTTTTGTTGTTGCAGCTGTTCCTTTTTGCCATCCTATTTTACCTCTTGCCAAACCATCTAAAGTCATCTCTTTTATTTGTGATGGTAGTCTAGTAAAATTATTAAAGTGAAGTATGTCATCATCAGTTGCTCCAAAAACGTGTTTTGCAATTTTTCCATACCCAGCAGCTATTTCATATTCTGCGTGTCGCATAGCTTGAAAACCAGCGTTTGATACTATATTAACCATTTGTGTTATTGGACTTGACAGCAAAGAATTTACATACCAGGTAATAAGAGCATCTCTCCATTTACCTGTTACAGATTGTCTTGCAAATGCTGCTTTTTTATATGGATCACTTAACTCAGAAAAATACCCAGCAGCGTCTATAATTGATTTTGTATCTCTTGTATCTGACTTTGCCATAAACTCCGCAATATCTGCTTCACTTGCTTTTGGTAATTTACCTAATATTGACAAACCTCTAGCATAATTGGCATTATTACCAGCTACTTTTGAATACATAACACTTGTCATAGTTAAGGATTTTTTAAATTCTATTACTAATTTTTTTTCTGCTAATGTTAATTCTTCTATATTTTTTGCTCTTAATAAATTAACTTTTTTTGAAAGAGAATCTGTATGTGTTAAAAGTTGTCCTAATATAAGATTTGATTTATAAGTTGATTTTAAATCTAGTGGAGGACCTCCAACTTTTGTTTTTATTACTTTTTTTATAACATCCCAATTACCCAATGCTGATGCTTGTTGTGCTACCTGTTTTACAGTTACTTTTCCTTTGCCTTTTTTAATAACTTCTTCATAAGAATCATAGAATTTTTTTTGAAATAAGTTTATATCATCAGTTAGGTCTAATTTATTTCCAAGATTTCCAAGTTTAGGACTAATATTTTCTGTAGTAGCTGTTTCTTTAAGAGCATTGTGAACATCCTCATCAAATATTTTTAATACTTCTTCTCCAACAGGTTCATCCATCACTATCTTTCCTGTTCTTGTATCTACATCAAATTGTTGGTCTTTATCAATAGTAGGAGTTAAAGTTTCTTCTTGTTTTTGGTATCTCTCTTTAAAATCTTTAGGTTTTTTTCCAACCAAAGTTTTTTTTAATGGTTCTTCCAGAATGTTGTATAGACCAGCTACATCAAATTGTTTGTCTTTATTTTGTTCATATATAGTTTTACTTTCCTTTACAGGTTCTTCTTTAAGAATATCTTCTTCTTCAGTAAGAGTAGGTTCTTCTACTACTGGTGTTTTTTGCAATTCTTCTGTAATGATTTCTTCTTCAGTTTTATCATTTAATAATGGATTCTTGTCCATTTCATTATTTCTTTTAATTGCCATTTGTTTCCTCCTTTTGTGCGTTTATAATTCTTGTTGTATTTACATCTCTTTTACCAACAGCTTTCATATAAGCAAGTGCAACTGCACCGCCTATTGATGCCAGTTTTGCTGTTGATTTATTTATTTCGTGGTATCTTGATTTTAAAATTTTTAACTCTTTAATATCTGCTGCTGTCTTATTTCCTTTAACATTTAATCTTGCAATAAATTCTGCTAATTCGCTTTTTTTATCAACAGAATCTATAAATTTTTTAAAAGGAAAATCCTTTCCTGGATTATTTTTTAATTTTAAAAAAGCTGTATCTACATTTTTCTTTAATTTATTTTGTTTTTCTATTTCTATTTTTCTAAGTTCAGGTGGTAATTTTTCTACATCTTTTCTTATTTTAGTATATCCTTTATATGATTCTTTAAGTGGTTTTTCTAATCCTTGTAAACGCAGTTGTAATTCCATAGATTGTCCTTTTTTATTTGCAATTTGTAAGTGTACAGCTCTATATCCGCCTGTTTCTGGTTTATCTTTTCTTACTGTTTTAAAAAAATCTTCTTTTTTTATTACTGTATATTTTTTTTCTATTTCTTCTACAGCACGTTTTAAATCATTAAAATTTTTAAACATTAATCTTCCGCCTAAATAATCACTTATTTTATCTGGAGAAATATTTTTTGTTGCTATCTTTTCTTCTATTCTATCTATGTCTTTAATTCTACTTTGCCATTTAGCATTATATTTATCTTGCAATTTAATACCTAATTTATCAAAATCCATTTTTGCTGCGTTCATTTCTTTCATTATAGTTTTTACATTTCCGCTTTCCTGTAATTGCTCTTTTGTTCCTGGTATAAATCCTTCAGCTTTTTCACCCAAATCTGTTTTACTTTTTTTAAAAGCGTTAGGATCTGCGTGTGTAATTGCGGTCTTAACTTCATCTTCTAGTTTCTTTACTAAAGATGGATTACCTCTTAAATCTCTTACAACTTTAGCAAAAGTTCTTAAAAATGGCATAACTCCTTCAGCAGCTAAACCAAGTGGAGAATCAGCAATAATAGCTTTCCATTTTGATTCTAATACCTGAGATGCGTCAGCTCCTTCTGTTGTATCTTCAGTTGTTGCAAGATAATTAAAAAAATCTTTTGCAAAATGCCCAGCAGTTTCAGTATCTAATTGGAATATTTCTGCAATACCACCAATAACATTTGGATCATTTGCTGTTTGTGCCAATCCTACTGTTCCTGCTTCTGCTGATAAAGCTCTTGTTGCTATTGGTAATATTTTTTTTACAAAATGTACTCCTTGTGGAATTTTTATTATTTTTGACATTAAACCATATAAACCTACTCCAGGTGTTGCATATTGTGTTAAAGCTGCAACAATTTGTCCTCCCATTGTTTCAGGATATAAATTTTTCTCTTTCATTTTTTCGTGCATTTCTTGATATTCTTTGCTTGTTTCTTCTGTTTTGCCTTCTTCATATATTCCTAATTTTTCTCCAGCAGCGTGTCTTAAAGTTGTTATTCCTTCATCTAATTTTACTGCACCTAACAATGCACCTTTGCCAGTTTCTTTTACATAATCTAAAACACCCCATTTAGTAGATTGTAATGAACCATCATCTGCATAAACAAATTCATCATTTAATCCGTCTTTGCTTCTATAATCAGTATATCTTTGATCGTATGTTAAATCATCTGCCATTATTTATTATTATTTAAAACAATTATATGTTCTTTTAATACTTCTATAAAATCATCTAAAGATTCATCATCTAAAAAAAATTTATCTGCTATAATATCGCTTCTCCTAGCTGATACATAATTTATAATCTCATTTATTACATTTGCATCTTCTAATTGTTCTCTTATTTTTTTAAAAGTTTCAGTTTTATTTTTTTCCAATTTTCTTTTGTTTAATTCAGGAAAAACTCCAGCATCTAGCATATTTACTAATGTGTCAGTCGTTGTTTTAAATAAATTATTTGAAAAATTATGAACCTCTTTCACAGAATCCTTAATTAATTTTACTTCATCTTTTACAACTTCATAATCTTTTATTAACCTTCGTGCAACTGATTGAGGTGTTTCTAAAATTCCATCTCGTTTATTTTTATCTATTTCATCTTCATACGCCATTAAAAGTTTGTTTCTTTTTTCTTTTGTTGCCTTGTCGTGTCTTGAAGTATAACCAACACCTTCTGAAAAATTAAAATGTGTGTTTATAATATATGTTCCTCTCTTATAGTTTTTATCTGTAAACTTAATAACTTTTTCATTTAATCTTTTCCAATCATCAAACTCTAAAAGATCCTTATTAAAAACAGTTTCTCTAAGAGTTTTAGATGTGTATTTTCCATCTTGTATATCTAATTCTAAGCCAGAAACAAATTCTCCATAATCTCCTTCTAGTAAAATTTTTTTGTTTTTTTCTATTCCTAATGTTTCTTGAAAACTTGCTGCTGCTGCAAATTTATTTTGACTTTTTAATGTTTCTATTAGATCCATTGCTGCTTCTCTATTTCCAGTTGCTAAATATTCATTAAATTCTGCTTCATATTCTTCTGCTTCAGCTAGTGCTAACGCATCATCAATTTTGTCTTTATTTTTTATAATATCAATTTCATCTTTAAGAGAATCTTTCAATGCCTTTTCTATTGCTACTTTATCTGTAGCACCAAGTTGATTATAAACATCTTGTAATTTTGGATCTTCAAATTTTCCATTGTTAAATTGTTTTAAATTTTTTAATCCTTGATAAGCATTATTTTTACTTCCTGGAGAAAATTCATCTGCAAGAGCTGCTAAAAATTCTTTATGAAAAGCTGTTTGGAAATTTGTTGTATCTAATTTTTCCACACCTATTTTTGCTGCTACTTTTAATTTTATTTCTTCTAATGAAGCAAATAAAGTCTTTGGATCATTGGAAACTAAATGTCCTTTTACAATATTTGCAATTTGGTTTTTCATTTGATTTCCTAAAGCAATAACTCTTGACTGTCTGACTTTCACATATTTTTCAGATTCTTTTGTTGCATACGCAGCATATAGTTTTGGTATTGTAGACATAAATTCTTCATTTAATTTAAGTGCAACAGATCCATCTACATCATTAAATGCTGTACTATAATTATTTTTTATTGTTACAAGATTCTTGTAATAATCTGTTGATGGCATTCCTTCTAAAGTTGCTCTTACATCCAGATTATTTATATCTGTTTGTGCTTTTGTCATTATGTCGTTTGTCAGTAAAGCATACATTGTTTCTGTATAAGCAACTTCTTTTTTGCTTTTAAACCATTTATCTTCTCCTACCATTCTTTTTTTAGTTTTATCATCAGCAGCTAAAAAGGCATCAGTATCTCTATTTGCTTCTAATGCTTCATTTATTCCTTCTTCTGTTGCTTCATCTTCTGCTTTTTTTTGAGAATATTTTTGCATTGATGATAGTTTTGTATTGAGAGAATCTACATAAGAACTATACCCTTTTAATTTATAGTCTAGTCCTTGTTCACTAGCTCCCATTGATACTAAACTACCTTTTGTTTTATTATATGTTGGTCTAACTGCCATAATTAATTTTCTTTACACGTTCTGTGCCACATTGTACTGTGGTCTACCACTTGATTTTCCTCCAAATAAGTTAAAATTATCAAAAGCACCAGATGCACCTAACCCTGCTCCTGCCTGGAGTATGCTAAATACAAAAGCTGATTTTCCTTTTTTATAAGCATATTTTCCTGCTGCTCTTAATTGATTTGCCATATTGCCAAATTTTTCTCCAATTAAGGTTTCGTTCAAAACATCTAATCTTAAATCTTCTCCATGATCCCTTCGTAATAATCTTATATTGTTTCGTATAACACCTTCAAATGTATTTAATCCTCCAGCTCCTGCCATAGCTATTGTTGTACCCATTGCTCTATTTAGCTCTCTTATACTTTTTACAGTATTTTCTTTAACTTTTAATTGTTCAGTTTTGCCTTCAAAATCTGTCCAGGAAGCTGCGGCATTGTAATAATTCCTTGCAGCTTTTCCTTGACTTAAAGCATTAATGCCTTGAAAAACTGTAAATGCTGCTGATAGTGCTGACCACCACATATTATCCTACCCCTGTTGTTACCTTGTATTCTAAACCTAATAATGTAAAAAATAAAGGTGCGTTCTGAGATACTGTTATTTGTGCGTCATTAGAGTACCCCAGTAAACCTCTAATTCTTTTTGTGCCTGTTGTTGTAGTAACTGATCCACCAATAGTTGATGTACCAAATGTTCTAAAATTTATTGTTTTTCCTTGTATAGTTAAATTTTGTGATAAATACATTATAGCAGCAATATCTACTATTCTTTTCTTTTTATCTATAATTGGTCCACTAGGCAATTTTAATTCTACTGGCATTGTTTTAACAGTAGGTGAATAACTAAATCCTGCTTCAACGTAAGTAGTTGGTATGCTCTTTAATGTAATTTCATTTGAAGAAACTGTTGCCGTGCCTTCATAATTATCATCATTTATTACATCTACACTATCAAGGTTTAAATGAGTAAGCCCTGTCAAAGTTGTGTTTGTAGGTAAATCCCCAGCAGCAGCACTTTTTTGAACTGCTGAATCAGTTGTGTAATCTTCATTAAATTGTTCTACAAAATATTTATCTGTTGCTCCATTAACAAATTGTGTTACTGCTAATCTTGTTGAATCTGTTGTAGTTACAGTTGTGTTGCTATCTCCTCTTGCATCTCTTGTTACTGTAACAACATTAGCAGCTGGGTTTGCTACTGTTAATCCATCAACTGCATTTAAAGCTGTATAAATATTGTCAGCAGTTGTGTTGTTATTTGTGTTTGGTCTAAAATAATGAGTGTTGCCTGAAGATGCAGATGGAGAAGAACCACCACTTGTTTCTGATTCTAAAGTAATTGTTGTGCCATCTTGTAAATCAAATGTTAATTTAGTGCCAACAGCAATGTTTGCATAATCTGTTACAGTAATTGTGCAAGTTGCCTGTAAATCATCAATAGCTCTTTTTACAACTGTGTAAATTGTATCAACATCTACCGCAACATTTTTAAAAAGACCGTTAGTTGTTTGTCTACTTCCTGCGACTACACCTTGTTGTTTTAACAATGAATATGTTGCAAGTGAACCGTCAGTAGAATTAACAATACATAATAAATCTCCGTCATCTGTATCTGTTGAAACTCTTAAAGCCATATCAGTTGGAGATTTTAATAAATGAGATGATAATAATGAAACATTGCTGGAAACATATGATAGTTCTACATCACTAAATAAAAATTCTCTTAAACTTTGCCCTGACCTTTGTATAAAATATGTACCAGTTTCTGCGGCTACTGGTTTAATACCCTGTTTAGCACCACGTCTTGTAGATATTTTTACAACTACATTATTAGGTGTTATTGGATCTAAGTCAGATTGCGGAACAAAAAATTCTCCACCAGTAGTAAATACTTGTAAATCCCTGCCTGAGTGAACTCCAACTACATTATTCGCTGCGTCAGTATCTAAAGTTACTTCTACGCCATCATCATCTAATCCCTCTCCCATATTGAAATTATAAAAATCTGATACTCTTGAACCCCATAAAGTTGTTGGTCTATTTTTAGAACCACCGAACCATAATCTTCCTTCGTGGAAAGTACACGTTCTTGGATAACCTTTTGTACCACTCCAGGTATCTTCATAATCAACTTCTAAAACCCAATCTCCACTAGCTACTGCATTGGTGTCAAAAAAAGGAACTTCTGTTACAGCTTTTACTACTGTTGCTGATGTATATTCAATAATTCTTGCTCTACCAAAACCATTATCGGCTTCTACATAATCACCGACATTATCAGCTGCAAATGCAGAACCACTAGCAGTCAAAGTTATGTTTCCATCTACAGCAGAAGGAGTTAAAGTTACAGAAGGAGAGCTTGTACTAAATGTAAAAGGATATTTAGGAATATGGTCAAAAGTTATACTGGATATAGTCCAAGTAGTATGACTTGCTCCTCTTACTAATTTTTTTGGTGCTAAATCTTCGTGAGTTAAAATTAATGTATCTGCGTTTTGTGTGTGATCTAAATTAGGCAACATAGCTGAGGTTATGCCAGTTGAAGCTAAATAATCATTTCCACTACCATTTATGTTTGCTTGTAATACTCCATCTTTATAAATATAAATTCTGTCGTTTGTAAACAACAACATATAGCTTTGTGTAGTTGAAAATGTAAATGGAATTAATTTTGTACCGTTTTGTGGACTAGCAGCAGAAGGTATGTGGTGAATTAATTTTAAACCAGGTCTACGAGCTAAACCTCCTTGCGGCTCTATTATGACGTTTGTTGCGGTTTCTAATCCGTTGTAAAACTGTTCTATATCGGTTCTTCCTCTTAATAATGGATCTATTTCTCCATTTGTGAAATTTGTTTGTATTGCTGTAACTCTACCCATTTATATATTTCTGACATAATATAAACTAAATTCTTGATCTGAAAATGATTTGCCAGGTCTACCTCTCCCATCCATTTGTGCTGCTTGTCTAAAAAAACCACCACGCATATTTTCGTGTGGTTCACCAACCGCTACTCCTTGCCAATATTGAGCTTTTGCAGCTTGATCTGTTACTGGTTCAGCTAAATGCCAAGCCATCATATATTTTAATAATTGGACAAAATAAGAAGGCATTGATGCTTCTGTTGTTTCCGTGCTTAAATAATCTATAACAATAGTTGTAGCTCCAGTATAAATAGAACTATCATAAATTTCATACGCTGTTATTGGACTAACACCTGTGCTGGTGCTATTGTAAACAGCTTGTGGAACTTTTGTTAGTATGTCAGCAGGTAAAGGATAACTGTATGTCCATTCGTTTGTAGGTGCTGTAGCACTTCTTGCTAATGTTTTTTTCTTTAAAGCAAAAGACCAGTCATATAATCCTAATGCCATTCTTTTTACATCAGGATAAATTGTACTAGCCATTTTAGCTGCATCACTTCCATCTGAAAGAGATGTAATTTCATTACTTCCTAATAAAATTAATGCACCATTAATAATTTTTACGTCAGTATCTCCAGTTGCCATAATAAAATCTTTTTTGTTTCTAAAAAAAGGAGCTTTCTGTTTCCAGGTACACAGCTCCAATAACCCAGAATCTTATTCATATATATTCCAGTTAAATCCTAAGGATTAGTCACTATCAGTGTTCGCTAGTGTAGTACCGTCGTTCACGTCCACCACAGTTCCTGTGTTTGATAGGACATAAACTAAAGTTGCTACTAGCGTACCGCCAGTACTTGAGTTTACGAAAATCATATCGCCAACACCAACCTCACCTGCTACTGAATCAAAGTAGCTTTCAGTGTTTACTGTAGCGATAGTGTCCGCTGTAGTATAACTCCATATTGCAGGAGCTTTACTTTTTTTGCTTTGACCGCCTATCGGATTCCAACCATCTCTATCAAAAGCCATAACTATTAACTTTCCCTCGCAGTAATTTCAACTATACCTTCAGCATCTATATGTGTAGATCCTGCAGAAAACATTGCATTTACTAAATGCGAAGTTTTTTCTGGGATATAATTGATTTCTGTTCTAGCAGTCATATTTTCTGCTAAACCAATACTAGCTTTATGAAAAGCAAAACATTGCCTATCATTAGAACCGTCTTTAGTCAAACCACCTTCATCTCTATCTCCAAGAGATACTACTTTAAAACCTAAAAAAGTATCAATTTGCCCATTAACCAACGCTTTTACATTGACAAAGTCAGATGATGTAACGCTAGTTTCAGATAATAGATTTGCTAAACCGTCAGCGTGGATAACTAAAGTACGATCCTCTTGTGGAACGTTATTTTTGTCCAGTAACAGTTTTGCTTCTCTAATTTTTGCAACATTCATATTAGTAGTAGAACCACCAATAGAATTAGCTACAGTTAAACTAGAAGAAGCAGCATCTAATGCAGCTATGATAAGTTGGTCAAGTCTACGCCCAATCGCTTTACCGCATAATTGAACAAGCTCTTGACGTTCCTCAAAGTTTACTTTTCCAGCTTGGAATATATCAGAATATTCTGCAGCTGAGTAATCACTCATAGTTGCTGTTTGAGGTGTATAGGAAACGCCTATAGGAACTACGTCAGATTGTGGAGTACGAACAGATGCTGTACCCTTTCCAATAACATAGAACTTTTGAGTGCTACCTTTTACATTTGGTTTAACTCTTACGTATGGTCTAAGGACACTTTCAGCTTGGTAGCTTTGTTTGACCTCAGAATCAAAGAGAGTTTGGAATACACCAGATATGTTTAAAGCCATATCAAGTATTTACCTCTATTTACAGATTAATAAAATTTTGTGTGTTAGCGACATAAGTGTCGGCACAGCAACGTAGGATTGACTACATCAGAAAGACCTGTGTCGGTTACCTTTCATTTTATTATATAGTATTTGTTATATAATCTTTCAATTAATCAATAGGAGTTTCAGGATCTTTTCCTGTTGCCCTTTTTAAAGAAGCATAAACCTTTGCTCTAAAAGCTGGATCTTCTTTATATTGTTTTGAACCTATTTGTGCTTTTATATCTTCAAGAGATTGTAATTGATCTCCTGTAGGTTCAAGTTTATGTGGCACTTGATCCCCTATCATATTTCTAACTTTTTCAATAAATCTTTGCCCAGTAGCATCAGCAGCAGCGATTTTAAATATATCTTCTTCTGCTTCTGTAAAAATTCCTTTGTTTTTTAAACCATTAAACCATAAACCATTTGCTTTTATTCTATCCTGTGCGTTTGGTCCAAGTTTTTCTATCTCTTTTTCAATATTTATTTTTTCTTGTTCTGCATCCAAATTAGATTCATTTATAACTTTTTGTGCTAATTCATTAAAAGCAAGTTGTGATATTCCGTGTTTCTTTGCCCATTCATTATATATTGGCACAGTTGGATGATTAGGTTCTAAGTTTTCAAATACTTTGTTATCATATTTTCCATCTTTTGGAGCTTTGTGCTGCCCTTTTGAAATATGATCTCTCAGCTCTTTGTATGCCTTAGATAATTCTTCTGACTTAACGCCTGATTTTTTATCCCAGAATTTATCCTCTAATCCTTCTGGTTTTTTTAATTCTTTTACTTCTTTTTCATCAAAAACATCTGGTTCTGATTCTTCCTCTTTTTTTTCTTCAGGAGCAAATTTATCAGCAAGTCCTTCATCAATTTGTTTTTCTATTTCTTCAGTAGAAGAAGGTAGCTCAGATTTTCCTTCAGTCGGAGAAACTGGTATATCTTCTTGTTCTTTTTCTTCTGTTTCTTGTTCTGCCATACTATATGTTGTGTTATTAATATATTATTCTAAATGTCTTTTCGTTCAAGTCTTTTTTTTATTTCTCTAAC